CTCGCGCATGCGGTGATGTTTCTTGATGGTTGTATTTGGTTAATGACGGTTGGTGTGACATAGCTGTGTCACCCTTTATTACCTCCGGTGTCACCCTTTCTGTTAAATTTGTCACCCTTTCTGCTTCAGATGTCACCATTTTTTCTTCTTTCACAAAGGGTGACAAATTGTCACCCTTTATCCAATCAGGATTAATGCAGTACTCGTTTGCAATACCTCTACCTGAATTGCCATTTTTAACCTTGATCAGCCAGCCTATTTTTACAAACTTTTGCATCAGTCTAATCACCGTGCGTTCACTGATCATGGTCTTATGTGCAAGGCGTTCATTGCCAGGATAAATATTGGATCCGTCATCGTGGGCATGATCAGCAATTGCCAGAGCAAGTACGCGCTCATTCCCGCCATAAGGGAATCGTTCAAACACCAAACTCATCATTTTTACCGACATTTTTACTAACCTTCCACATCAAATATTCAATTTTTTCGCGGAAATGCGCCGCGCAATTTCCGTTTTTTTTACCTAATTAGCTGCTGTAAAAGTTCTCAAACCGCATCAGGTGGGGCACAAACGTCGTACGAACAGAGCCAATGGGGCCATTCCGCTGCTTTGCAACGATGATCTCAGCCGTGCCCTTATCAGGTGTATCCGGGTGATAAACTTCATCACGATAGATAAAGAAAATATTGTCAGCATCCTGTTCAAGCCCACCGCTATCACGCAGATCACTCATTACCGGACGCTTATTCGGTCGCTGCTCAAGCCCACGATTCAACTGAGATAGCAGAATAATCGGCAGATGCAGTTCTTTGGCCAACAGCTTCAATGCGCGCGAAATATCACCAATCTCATTACTCCTGGTATCGTTACCGGATAGCGCAATCAGCTGCACATAGTCGATCACAATCAGATGCAGCTCACCCTTTAACTCTCTATACAAACGCCTTGCACGCGCTCGTATATCGTTCACATTCAGCGTGCTTTCTTCATCCAGATAAATGCCCTTATCTTTAAGGTCATGCACGGCCTTGGTAATTAAAGACCATTCATCATCATTCACCCGACCAATACTCACGCGCTGAGCTGGCAACCTTGCCACGCTGGAAAGCAAACGCATACCCAGCTGGTTATTAATCATTTCAAGGCTGAATACAGCAGCATTCTTGCCCTGCTTTAACGCACAATTTTCAACGATGTTTAATGCTAGAGAGGTCTTACCCATACTTGGGCGCGCGGCAATAATATTTAACTCACCAGGCTGCATGCCTGTGGTTTTTGTGTCCAGATCATCCAGACCAGTACGAAGGCCGGTCACGTCATCCTTACTTTCGCGCATGTACATTTCGTCGATCTTATCGATCACCGACGACATCACCTGGTTGATGTGCTGCATGGTGTTGTTAGATCGGTTTAATGTTTCACCAACCGTCATCCACCGGCTTTGTGCAAAGTCCAATAAATCCTTGGCTGACATGCCATTGCGTTTATTGATTTTTTCGGAAATTTCCGCGGAAATTGCGCTCATTTTGCGCATTAATGAATAGTCGCGGACAATCTCCGCATAACGCATGATGTTCGCAGCGCTTGGAGTATTCTGAATGATGTTAACCAGGTAGGTAATGCCGCCCGCATCTTCCAGCAGTTTGTGACTATCCAGGAACTCACCAACCGTCACCACATCCACAGGCTTTGAAGCATCCAGCAGATGACTGATTGCACGGAAAATCATGCGGTGTTCACGCGGATAAAAGTCATACTCAGTGATAACACCGACAATCCTGTCATACGCGGTATTGTCGATAAAAATACCGCCCAGCACACTCTGTTCAGCATCCTCGCTGTATAGAGGCTTAATTTCAGATGTTGACTGATCGTGAATATCAACCATAACGATTAATCAACTTTCATATCGCCGATGCGTGCAACAATCGCCGCAAATCGAGCCTGTACATCAGCAGCCTCGCTTTTAATGCGTTCAAATTCTTTGCTGGTGATTTTTCCATCAGCCCAGCTTTGCTGAAACGCCTGAGTAAAATCAGCCATTTCATTGATAATATCCATGAAGCCATCCAGCAATGACATATCGCCATACTCAGGAACTTCAGGAAGCGGAATAGCAACATGATTCAACTCAAATGCCATTGCATGTAATATGCGAGGATCTTTGGCAATGCGCTGTATTTTCACACTACGGCTTAACCCAAGCACATGTGTATCCACATTCGGATCAATCTGCTTGTTTAAAACATTTGGGCTCACATCACCAAGCCGCTGTGCCATGGCATGAGTACCGCCAGGGAAATCATGCACCGTGTGATACGCTGCATCCAAAACATTCGTATTCGCTACCATAATTACCTCCACAATAAAACGGCTAAATCACTGCAAAAAAGCCGTGTTTTTATTTTTTAAATCCCCACATACTTCAGCCATCAACACAACAAATGGCGAGATAAAAATGCATAGAGCGCATCACGATCCAGGTAAAAAAGATACCAGAAACCGGAAACCGGCTACGGGTATTAAGTTGGAGGTAATACGGCCAGTTCTCTGGCATATCTGGCATACAACCGTGCCGGCGCGGCGGGAAAAGGTGGAGCTGCGCTTAATGTTAGAATCAAAGCTCTCACACCTGATTGCAAACATATTATTGAAAGGCAGCCCCATGGCCACTGACGAACGTATAGCAGTATTAGAAGAACGATTGGAGCAGCTGGTAGATGCACATAGAACCTTAGCCGCCAGGCACGAAGGCTTAATGATGAGCTGCAGATCATTGCTGCCGCTCATACAGATCGACCAATCGACAAAACAAAGGTTAATGACCGGGGCCTACGATGCATTGACAATGCACATGGACGCCGCAAATTTCGATGATGAATTTCAAAAATGCGCACGCACGGCAATTGATGAAGTTTTCTCAACGATTTAGGTTTGCCAGGGATATAAACACCATGGCCGGAAAAAGAATTGTAGATAGCACCGATGTTCATGCGGCTTTATCCTCACAAGCACAGCGAAGGCCGGGTGGAAGCCCATCGTTTGGATGCGGGTATTGCTTTGGATACATTTGATGTGGGGAAATCTCATAATCAACTGCATCACAAAATGCAACCGCCTTATCCAGCGGGACACCCCTACTTACCCAATTATTAATAGTCTGAATGGATTCATTCAGCTTCTTAGCTAACGAGGCCGCACCATGCTTTTTAATAATTTCAGAAATCATAGTCACAAATACTAAACTAAATGTTTAGTATTTACAACAAAAAGACAAAACATTTTGTTTAGCACAAAAGGACAGTCCATGAATTACATTGCTGAAATGGAACATGAAAGCTACACAAGATTAAGAAAAGTTATGACAACTCTTAAAATAGAGATGTCAGATGCTGAATTGGCTAGAAAATTTAATCTTTTAGACCAGCATATTAGAAACTGGAAAGTCAGAGGGGTACCCAAAGACTATTTAATTGATCTGGCAGATGAATGGAGCTTTAGAATTAAATATGTCAGAGACGGAACTGGTGAAATGTTTGATCCACTACGCCCATATAAAAACTCACCTGAGGCACAAGTTGTTTTAGCTATGCAACATATGGATGAGGCAACAAAATATCAGGTTGTAAAAATCAGCGATTCGCTTGCTGAACCAGAGCCAAAACCAAACGGCCATAACCCACCCAAAGCAACCGGAACATAAGTTAAATAATATTTATAGACTACAAATACAACGAAATTTTGATTTTTAATCAGGGGGAATAAATGACAGGCGTAGATACGGGGCTGGGGTTGCTTATAGTAATATTTTTAATTGTATTGGCGCTGCTATGGTTCTTTTTACCATTTGCTATATTTGGGACAAAAGATTTAATTGAGCAACAAATTAAAGAATCCAAAGAAACTAACAAACTGCTAAAACAGCTACTAGAACAAAAATAATTAAAAAAATGAAAATACTTTACATTGCACTGATCCCACTGCTAATTACCGCATGCACACCACACACAATTGGCGGAGTTCGAGAGTTAGGACCATCAAAATCAGCCTCCTTTGACGCTCCAGAAAATTACCAGCGCTTATACAAGAAAATACTGGAACAAACCCAGCAATGCAGCGACGGGTGGATGGTAACCGCACAAATGGTCACCGAGGGAAATTTAGACCCGGACAATAAAACAGGAACTGTTGCAGTATCACTACGAGGCGGACTCGGTACCAGTTATTACCAGGTAATCGATATTAAGGAAATTGACGACAACAAGTCTAAGGTAACGGCATTTTACTCAGTTGGATCCGCGGAAGGTCACTCAAAATTACTAAAAAAATGGGCGCTGGATGACTACAGAAAATGCTCTCTATAAATACAAATAGCCTATTAAACATTGTCTTAAACTCAAGGACCACTTTTGGATAACCAACAAGAATTAAAAATAACTAGCGAAGCAGATGCGTTTGAGTTTCTTCAAAAGGCGCTACGCGATGAAATCCCTGATGATATAAAAATCAAATTTGATAATTGGCCAAAGATCACCATTGAGCTTGAAGGCGAGGGATACAACAGCACATTAACACCATCAATCATGTCCGCCTTGTTAGAATTACAGCAAGGCCTTAATCGTACTTATGCTAAACTAGCTTTAGATAAAAACACTAGGCACCTCAGTGACGATGAGCGCAAGGCGCTCGAGTTTAAAGCAAAGGTTGAAGACGGATGCACTCACATCACTGTGGACTTGGAAAAGTCTTTTGGGGCATTAATTGATAAGATTACCAACAAGATGACAGGCAAAGAACTAACTATATTAATTCTTGGCGCGGCCGTTACATGGGCATCTACTGTTGCTTATAAAACATATGTCGAATCAGCTGCAGCTGGAAAAGCTCTCGAACAAGCAACCATTGAAAGAATAAAACTCTCCGAGCAGGAAACTGCCAGAATGCAGATATTTGCAGATGCGATGCGTGACAGGCCGGCATTGGAAAGTATAAAAAAAGACGCAAAACAAACCAATATTTCTATGCTAAAAGGGATATCCGATGCAGAAACCATAGAAATAAATGGTATTAGCTTTAATAAAGAAGATGCAAAACGCCTTTCATCTAACGCCAGAGCAGAATCAGCAGAAATACAAGTCAATGGTAACTATCATGTGTTACAAGTCAATACGACCCAGCCAGATGAAATAAAAATTAGATTGCTTCACCTGGATTCAAATCGAGAATTCGTAGCTAAGTTTAAAGACAACTCACTCGATAAAAGACAGATTGCAGAATTACAAGCTGCTGAATGGTCCAGACCAAAAAACAAAGTTTATCTCAGCGTTAATGCAAACGAGCTAAGAGGCAATATAACCACAGCAACAATTATTTCAGTAAGAACACAGCCGAATTAACCATTCCCTCATTACCTGCAAAAACCGCCATTCGGCGGTTTTTTTTCGTCTATTTCTCACAAAAAAATATTTGCGTAAAAAAATATCATCACAAAACTAAACATTTTGTTTGACAGTTACTAAACATTACGTTTAGTATATTTCAAAGCGCCACCTAAACCAAGTTAGGGAGTTTTGAAAAATGCACACACAAACTGATCTGCAGCGAGCATTCAACAGAGCAAAACTAGCCAGTTTTGGTTACACGCTTGAAAGCGCATTGGCTAACAAAGGCCTTGCGATTTGTTTAAACCGGCTGGCAAACAACTACGCAAAGCGTAGACCAGCCCCGGTAGCAAAAAGCTACTGGTACGACAATTTTTAAGGATGATGCCATGAGCAGAGAAGCGCCAACACTAGACGAACTTTATGGGCCGGGGGCAGAAGCAGCTGATGCAGCTACTACCGGAGATCAATTTATAACCGTACCTGAAACCACTCTGCCATGCGGCACCGTAGTGCCATCATTCCAGGTTGGCCAGTACGCAGCCAGCAAGTCATCTGACGGAAAAGCAGTGATTACAGCTGACGGCAAGCCCTGGACAAGCATCAACTTCGAAAATGCAAAACAAGCATGCCTGGATGCTGGCTACTCACTGATCACAGAAACACAATGGCTGGCCATTGCGCATAACGTGGTAAACGTGGACGCTAACTGGACTAAAGGCAAGGTCGGTGAAGGCAAGCTATTCCGTGGCATCCGCAAAGGTAACGTATCAGAAGCGCAAGCTGGTGATTTTGACCCTACAGACAAAAAAGAGCGCCGCTGGCTCACCCTGAGCAATGGCGAAAAAATATGCGACATGAATGGCAATGTTTTTTCATGGATCTTTGACGACCTTCACGGTGATGAAAAAGGCGTTATCAATAAGCCATTCGACACAAAAGACCCTTCAATTTCAACAGCACCCTACCCTAGCCTCGAAAAAGGCATGGGCTGGCGACCAGATTGCGCTCGTAATTGGTCTGGCGGTGCGCTCTTCCGGGGCGGCTACTGGGGCTCGGACGACGCTGCCGGCGTGTTCCGTCTCAGCTACGACTGGCCCGGCTACGACGGCTACCGCGTTGGCTTCCGCTGCACCAAGAGTCTCTAGTCACTTGTCACCCATCCAGTCCGCTGTGACTGATTTTTGTCACCGCGGACTGGTTTAACCGGAGAGTAAAAATGAATCTTCAAATTGCAGAAAATACTGATATTCGAACCGTACAAACCATCATAGATGAAGCCAAATCACTTGGTTTGCGCGTGGTTCATCACCCTGATCCAAAGCCGAGCAAGGTTGTGAACATCAAAGAAGCGGCTGAGCTTCGCCGCATGCAGATGTGTATAAGTCCGGAGGTTGCATAACATGAACTACAACCCTATACGGCCCACAAAGCCTGAAACAAGATATCCGCTAGACGACATTACATCCAACGGATTCATCTATGACGCGCTGCGCGTTTCAGTAGGTATAGCAATCATCGTATTACTCACCTATCTGGCATGCAATAGCGACATTTCATGGATTTCTTATGTATGGGAAATCTCAGCATTTATATCTGGCTACTTACTGGCAATGTTAAGGCATACCAGGCTGATTCAGCGCATCAAAGATACCAGGCATTACATGAAACGCCGCGGCTATAGCTTACGAACCGCATGGGAACTTACGGAGCGGGCGCTATGACACAGCAAAACACTCGCAATTGCAGCATGCAGCTGGGCGGCATTGAAATAAAACTGGCCTCATGGCAAACAGATAGCAAAAACGTTGCAGCAAGCATTCTGATTACGACCGGACCAGTGCTAATCGCAGAAACGCTAGACGTAGAGAAGTCTCAAATACTTATTGATATGCTGAATATACATATCGATAACATAAAGAAAATAGAGATAGATCTCATAGCACTGCAATCAAAGGCAGCAGCATGAACCGCGCCCAACGCCGACAAACAGAACGTAATGAGCGCCGTGGCAAGGTGTATACCGAACGCGTGGTGCCATTACCTGCCCTTCTGGATGAATTCACCGTATTCGATATGCCGCAAAGCATATTAGATCAGATTAGCCACGGCTCGGTTGATTCAATTCAAGGTGTGCCTGTATTCAGAGATAACGCCGGCGTATGGACCGAGATCACACCATCACTATCAGGGTGGGTTTTCACCTGGCAGAAACTCAACCGGGAATTGAAGCTTAATCTAAATCTGAATCCGCTCAGAACCATTTGTGCGCGCCTTGAAAACAACGTACCAGTAACACGAGAAAACATTAAAAACGCACTTGCATGCCTGGATGATTGCCGCAAGGCATTCAGAGTATCAGACCGTCAGAAAATAGTCAGCGTAGCAAAAACTGCACAGCTGCAAATATTGCTGGATAGCGCAAATGACTAAATCACGCGGACTGATAGCTAAAAGAAGAAAGTGGACTGAACAGGAAATTCAGATGCTCACTTTACTTTACCCATGCACGCAATCCGAGGCATTGGCAAAGCTATTCAGCTGCACTATTCACCAGATATACAGCCTGGCATTCAATGCCGGCATCAAAAAGTCAAAGTGGTTTAGAGACAGCCCCATGGCATCAAAATTAAAGCGTGGGTTAGAGGTTGGCAAGGAATTCCGCTTTAAAAAAGGTCAGATCCCGCCTAATAAAGGCAAGAAAGTCGGCAACGACCCACGCATGATGCCAACGCAATTCAAGCTAGGGCATAAGCCAGCAAATTACAAACCCATTGGCAGCACTCGCATCGATTCAAAAGATGGATACATCCTGATCAAAATGGAAGAAGGCATGTTCAAGTGGAAGCTTTTGCATCGCGTCATTTATGAGCGAATGCACGGACCAGTTCCTAAAAGCCACATAGTGACATTTGTCGATGGAATCAAGACAAACATCAGCATCATCAACCTGACAACCATTGATAAAAAACAGAACTGCAAGCGTAACAGCTATCACAACTATGGAAAAGAGATTGCCCAGCTTTACCAACTACAAGGCCAGATTACCAGACAAATTAACAAAAGGAATAAACAAGATGAACGACATTCAAGCGCTCAGAACACACCTGTTTAGCACACTGACTGCATTACAGGACAAAGAGAACCCAATGGAGATCGATCGCGCGAAAGCCGTATGTGAAGTTAGCCAGGTAATCATCAATTCAGCCAAAGCTGAGATCGACTTTGCCAGAGTGAACGGCAGCGTAGATACGCAGTTCTTTCATAAGCCGGGCACAACGCCCCAGTTAACGTCACAAGACAACAATGATTTAAACATGAAAAAAAAGCCGGAAACGCATGAAAGCTATACCACTAAAAAAGCCGTTGTCACCATTGAAGGCAATGTAACTACCCACAAAATGAAGTAATCACTACAGAAAAGGAACACGTATGAATACCGTTACCGACACTAAAATAGACAAAAGCAATATTGGCCTATACCCTAAATTCCACGTTATTCGTACCGATGGACAAAGCGCACCAGGCGAAAAGCACGAACACGATGAATATTTCGTGCTTAACCTGAGTACAGACAAACACGCCATTCCTGCGATCAGCGCCTATGCCAAATCATGCGAAAACGAATATCCGCTACTGGCGGCAGATCTGCGCACCATCGTCCGTAACGGACTGCAAGGCAAAGATGAGTTTGTAACAGTGCCTAAAACCACATTGCCAAACGGCACAGTGGTACCGGCATTTAATGTTGGCAAGTACGCATGCAGCAAATCAGACATCGACACGGCCATCATCACGGCAGATCGCAAGCCATGGAATTACATCACCTTCCACAAAGCAAAACAGGCATGCCAGGATGCCGGCTACTCGTTGATTACGGAACTGCAATACCTGGCAATCGTATATCAGATCGTTAACCAGGATGAAAACTGGACAAGTGGCAAGGCTGGTGAAGGCGAAGTCTATCGCGGCATTCATAAGGGCAACGTATCAGAACCGCAAGATGGTCATTATGAAAGCGAAGAGCCAACAGAGCGCCGCTGGCATGTATTGGCAAACGGCGAGCGCGTTTATGACTTCAGCGGCAATATTTATAGCTGGGTATTTGATGACGTACAAGGCGATGAAAATGGCGTGATTGCCAAGAAGTTTGCCAAAGACTCCCCTACCGTCACCACAGCGCCATACGAAAGCCGCGAACACGGCATAGGTGACATCAACATCGGCGGCGGTGATTGGTCTGGCTATGCGCTCGTCCGAGGCGGCTGCTGGGGCTCGGGCGACCTTGCCGGCGTGTTCCGTCTCGGCGGCGACTGGCCCGGCGGCGGCAGCTACCGCGTTGGCTTCCGCTGCACCAAGAGTCTCTAGTCACTTGTCACTCATCCAGTCCGCTGTGTAACGGCGGGCTGGTTTAACCAAAGGATTGAATATGAATATTAAAAAACACTTAGATTTACTCGGACTAAAAGTTGAAGATAAGGTTACCGGATTTAAGGGCGTAGTTGCATCTGTGAGCTTTGATTTATACGGATGCGTTCAGGCGATTGTAAATCCGGGAGCTGGTAGCGATGGAAAACTTATGGAGCAATGCTGGTTTGATATTTCAAGACTTAAAGTTGTTGATGAAATACCTGTAATGAAAAGGCCAAACTTTGATTTTGGCCCGCAAGCTGAAGGCAAACAAGGCGCTGCTGACAAACCGGCTCCAACTAAGGTTTAACTCATGAGACACCAACCAATCCAAGACATCGAAGTCACCTTCACCGCCACTGATTCACACGTTGAGATCAGCGAAAAACTGCAAGCCCAATATCCGCATCACATGGTATTGGTGCAATCAGGAACCTGGCTGCATGCTTTCAACAAATCCGCCTACGCGCTGCACACGTTAAAGCAATACAAAATCAGGCTTGCCGGCCCAGCTAACAAGCCTCACTTGTTGGTTGGTTTTCCAGTCGCCAATTACAAGCAACGCTTATGGCCAATCATGGATGAACACAATATTTCCTATGTTGTGATCAATAAAACCGACATCGATGTATGCGAAGCATCAGCGCCCAGCTACGCACTGGATGCAATCTCAGATGACATCGTGAACCAGGTAATTGCGGATCTGATCACCAGTAAGCAGCTGAAAACATCCACCACAGCAAAAGCACTGGCCAACCCGGATACGCAGGAATTCATCTTTAAAACCAAAGCCGGCGATCTGGATTCAATGCTGCTGCAGGACATGATCAAACTACCACGTGATATCCGCATTACATGGGGCGAAAACGTGCGCCAGACCATGCAGCGCATCATGCGTAATACCTATCTGTACGGCAATGAAGATAATAAGCCGCAGCTGCTGAAACAGCTATCCGCTGACGTGGATCTGATCCGCCACTATATATGCCAGGCACAAGCACTAAACCTATTCAAAATTTCATTTGAGCATCGAGTAGGCTTAGTGGTCGAGCTTGGTCGCATCCTTGGCGGCTTACAACGCGCACAAAGGACAACATCATGATCGATACAGGGTGCGCTCTGGAAAGTCTGGCAATGCGCTCATCCGAGGCGGCTACTGGAACTCGGACGACAATGCCGGCGTGTTCAATCTCAACAACGACTGGCCCGACAACGACAACAACAACGTTGGCTTCCGCTGACCCAACATTACAACACCTAGACGCTGGCCATGCTGCCACGGAAGGATCAATCTTGGTCGAGAGCATCCCGCAGAAATCTGCAAAAGCAAGGCAACAAGCCAAACCGAAAACCGCAACAACGCCTACGGGTGCTGTTGTGGAAAGCGGTGTAATATACAAAAAAACGGAGCATATATGGCAACTGAAATTTGGCAAGAAGTCGACTGCCCAATCCATGGAGGTGATTCAGACTTCCATGATAAACAACTCGTCCATATTGGACAGTCATATTACTGCAGTTGGTGTGGACAAAATCACATCGCAGGATATGAAGACAACATTGATACATTCAAAACGGTCAATGGAAAAACTGAGTGCATTAATACCCCTGCCACAGCAGAAGAATTGCAAAAGCTCATTTTATCAATTAACTAATTTATCAAACCTGTATAGTTGCTGGCTTAAAGCCAAACGCAACAAAGGCAGCAGTCTACGCATGCAGCGCTTTGAAGCAGACGCGCTCAGCTACCTGACAACCATTCAGCAACGCCTACGCGCACGCACTTACACCTTTGGCGAATATAAAACATTCACCGTTCGTGAAAAGAAATTCCGTGATGTGGTCGATGCACCGATGAAAGACCGCATCGTTCACTGGATGCTGTACCAGTACATGCTGCCGATCTGGCAGCCTAAATTCATTCATGACACTTTCGGCAATCTACCCGGACGCGGCAGTCATGCAGCCATAAACCGTGTTGCACAATTCGCCAGGCGCGAAAACACCTCATGGGTGCTGCAACTGGACATCAGCAAGTATTTCTACTCGGTACCGCACGCACAGCTTAAAGAACGCGCATTGCGCCACATTGGTGACCATGATGTGCGCCAGCTGCTGATTGACCTGATTGACTCATATCGAACCGGCGACAACTATGATCACTTATTTGCAGCTGATAGCTTGTACAGCACCAACCCGAACAAAGGCATGCCAATTGGCAACCTGAGCAGCCAGCTATTTGCCAACATCTACCTGAGCGACTTTGACCACTGGCTAAAAGAAACGCTGCAAGTTAAGCATTACGTGCGCTATGTAGATGATATGGTGATACTTGGCCACAGCAAAGAATACCTGCAGCAGATCTGCCAGACCATCATTGAGCGACTGGCCGCTGAAGGCATCACCATTCATCCAAAGAAAATACGCCTGGCACCCACGATCAGCGGAATACCGTTTTTAGGCTACGTGACATGGCCGCACCACGTATCAGCCGGCGCATACCTGCGCAGGAGATATCACCACACATTAAGGCAGCATGAATCCGGCATTTACGACCGCAGCCAGGCATTGAATTCATATCGAGCAGCACTAAGCCATACAGGAGTTACAACAAAATGAGCGAAGATTTAATTAAAAACCTAGAGCGCATCGCCAAAGCGATGGAAGCAAGTGCCAGTGCGCTTAAAGTAAGCAAGGCGCCTGAACTCTGGACTACAGAAGATATTGCAAACTGGCTGAAACTGAAAAATTCTGAGGTACGCGATCGCATTGTCAAAATGCCAACATTCCCCGCGCCATTCAGTCCGACACAATCAAAACAAGGTCACAAAGTATGGTTTGCAGCTGACGTGATCGAGTGGGCGCGGATTAATACCGGAAAGTTAAAACATGCCGCTTAATGATAAAGGTTGTAATGGTTGCAGCCAGAATAGGAAATAGGAATGAGTAACGTACAGGAAGCATTAAAGGCGGCGATTGAAGCATTAGAAAATATTAATAGATGGCTGCCAACAATAAATCAAAAAGGATTAAGAGATTATGAATATGAGGCGCTGCTTAAATGCAAAGCCGCCCTTGCCGAAATAGAGAAGTGTGAGCCAGTGGCATACGATAAAAATAAGATTCGTTCAGAAGTAATGAGTAAATCTCCGATACCTTT